GTAGGCGAGCTCGCAGAGGACGGGATCGAAGATGCTGGTCCCGGTCATGGAGCCGGCGCCGTCGAAGGTCTTGACCTGCCCGAAGGTCCGGCCGGCCGCCAGTGCGGCGCCGATGCCCTTGATCTCGTTGAGCCGGGCCTGACCGGCGGCCGCGAACAGCACGTCCTCGGTCCGACCCAGCTCGGATTGGATGCCGAGACCCAGCCAGGCGCGCTTGCGGTCCTGCCACCAGCCGTCGCGAGCCGACAGCACGGTGAAGGGCACCGCCAGGAACCGCTCCTGCAGCGCGCCCGAGTTCGACGGGGTGTCGACGCTGTCCATCAGCGCCTTGAGCTCGCGCTCGTCGAAGCCGATCAGGTCCGCGCCGATGTCCATCTGCAGCAGTTCCGACACCTCGGTGCGCAGCAGGTCCTCGTCCCAGCCGGAGTTGAGGGCGATCTTGTTGTCGGCGATGACGTAGGCGCGCCACTGCCGCTCGGTCAGGCCGTGCAGCGTGATCGTCGGCACCAGGTCCAGCGGCGGATCCATCAGCGCCGCTTCCCAGCGGCCGTGGCCGGCGCCGATGGTCATGTCGTCATCGCGCAGCAGGATCGGGCTGTTGTTCCCGAAAGCGTCCATCGACGCCCTGATCTGGCGGACCTGGGCTTCGCTGTGGGTGCGGGCGTTTCGCTCGTAGGGCTTCAGCGCCGCGGGGTCGCGGTAGGCGACGACCAGGCGCGGCTCAGGGGCCCGCCGGCTGGCGGGGCGGGACTCGGTTTTCGGCATGACTCATTCCACGGTCGTCCCGCCGCGTGCGCGGTGGCGGGGTGGCCGCAGGGCGGCCGACTGGGGTCATGCGAGTTCCGGCTCGCGGTGAAGAGGGTTGGCGCCCTCTCACTCCCGCCTCTTGGGCGGGTGAACTGTTTTGGGAGTGGTGGTCGCCGGTCGCGGCAACATCACCATGCCGAATCCATGCTGGAAATCCGGACGGTTCGCAACAACAAGCTGCGCTGCTCGTGTGCGCGCGAGGATCGGGTTATATCCCGTATCGGGGGCGGGATTTTTCGGGGTGTTTCCGCCAAAATGCATGGGCGAATTCCATGACCGGCGACGATCTGCGCAAGGCGCGGGCGGCGCTGGGCAGGCTTTGGGGCCTGGAGCGGCCGCTACATGCCGCCGAGCTCGGCCGCGCGCTGCGCATGTCCAAGAGCGATCCGGGCGAGCGCATCCGCGATTATGAGGCTGACCGCGCCGGGCCTGTGCCCGGCCCAGTGGCCGTGGCCGTGGAGATGATGCTCGGGGGAGCGCTACCGCCAGGCGGCCTGTCGGCGTCGCGACCTTAGGCCTGGGCGCCGCCCCGATCAGCGCGGCATGCCCGAGCTATGCGGCGCCCACTGCGTCGGTTCGAATGCGATGGGCGCTCCGTTGGGGTCTTCCCACCGGGCCTGGCGGCGAAGGTTCTGGCCTTTCTCGATGTCGAAGGCCTCTACCGGGTGCCGCCACCGCCCCAGAACCTCGGTCTCGTCGCGGCGCAGCCGAACGAACGGCCCGAAGAGGATCTCGACGCCGTTCCCCCCATCCGCCTTGTCCACCGGCTTGGTCGGGGCGCTGTCGATCGGTTTCCAGATCATCGGAAGGCCCTCTTACGCAGTTCCTGGGTAACCAGCTGGACCTTGAGCCCCACCGACATATCCTCGCTGTCATCGCGCCTCTTCCGGCCGGCGACAAGCGCGGCGCGCGCGGCGATCAAGCCGCTGCATAGGGCGCTCCGGGTTGCCGGCCAGCTTGCGCCCAGCTTCGCCGCAGCCTCACGGCCCCGGAAGTCCTGGCCGCAGACCAGATCCAGTACGTTGCGCTGCCGGGTGGTGAGGCCGCGCCGCATGTCGGCCAGGTCCTCGCCGGCCTCCACCAAGCGGGGCTGGGGCGCCTTGGGCCCACCCCCGCCGCCGCCGCCCTCCCCGCTGCGCCCGGTGCGGCCCTCGGCGATCTCGTAGACGTCGCGGTAGTCGATTCCCATCTCACGGAGCCTTTCGGCACGCGGCATCTCGGTCTCGAGGTCGCCGAGATATCCGGCGGCGAAGGCGTGCTCGATGCCGGTCAGCTTCTTGGCCCGGGCGCCTCGGCTGTAGACCAGCGCCGGCAGGCCCGCCATTTCGCCGTCGGCGTGCACGATCCGGGCGCCGAAGCGATCGCGCGCCACTTCTGCGGTCTCGGATTCGCGGACGTGGACCATCTCTCCACGCCGCTCGGCCCACAGGATGGGTTCGCGGGCCGCGCCCCAGGACTCGATCTGGTGGGCGTCCCTCGCCCGCCTCGCCGCCGCCTCGTCGTCGAGCGCCTTGGCCTTGCTTTCCAGGACCTTCGCCGCGCGCCTATTCCGCTTCGAATTCTCGTCGCGGAGGGCCGCTGCCTGGGTCCGGAGCGCGGCGGCAGCCGCGGCCTTCTCGGCGATCTGCAGGACCAGCTGCTCGTCCTGCATCGGAGCCCGCAGGGACGCGGCGCGGCGGTGCTCCTCGAGTCGGCGGCGGCGGCGGTCGGCGCTGCTCTCAACCGCGGCAAACGCCCGGTCCTCCATGGCGCGCCGATGGTCGTCGTTGACCCCCAATGTGCGCTCGAGGCGGCCAATCCAGACCGCGAGCTCCTTGGGCTCAGGCTGGAACAGCATGGCGAAGGCCAGTTCCGGCCAGGCCCTGCGCGGCACTCGGCCCTCCGGCAGGATCAGACGCTCCGGCCCGACCAGCATCAGCGACGGCGGGAGTGGTGGCCCCTTTTGCGGCGTCGATCTCGGCTTAAGCCTCGTTTCCGGCATGGCTTCCTCCCTCGTACTTGGTCGCGGCGGCCAGCAGCGCCTGGTAGGCGTCCCGCCAGGCGGCCACGTTGGCGTCGTAGTCTTCCCCGGACCTGGCGCCTCGGTGCTCGCGGAGCCGCCGGTCGGCGCCGGCGAAGGCCAGCGCGGCGCGGCATACCGCGTGCTCGGCCGGGCCGGGATCAGGCTTCTTGCCGCCGGGCGGCGGCGCCCGGTCGTGGATCGCTGTCGCCGCGGTCATCGCTGCGGCCTCCCCATCCGTTCCAGGTGTCGACGAGCGAGACCGGTCAGCGTCCGATAGGCCTCCTCGTGGCTGGTCAGGCGGGCCAGGGCGTTGCCGGCGTGACGGGCCAGAGCCGAGCACATGGCCCGCTGCTGGGGGACGGCGGCCACAGCCTCCGCGACGGTCTCGATGGCGGCATCTTCGATGTCGCTCACGCCGCTCTCCCGTCGACCTGCTGCGGGGCCGCGGGCTCGATCCCGAACTCGCGCTGGATCTCGGCAGGCGCCGCACAGCCAGGCCTTCCAGGCGCCGGCCCCCAATCCACGGCGTTCCAGTAGACGTTGCGCTTGAATTCCCGGACCCTGGCCGTCCAAGGGTTCGCGGTTGCCTGATCGGCGCCACGGTGGGCGATGGACCTGGGCGCCTCCTTGACGGCCTTGAGCATCCAGTTTCGCCACGTCGCCGGCCAGTCGGCGTATTTGGCGTCCTTGCCCTCAGCCCAATTGCGGAACCGCCCGGCCTGATAGGCTGCGTCGACATCGGCTCCGGCGGCGCGGGCCTTCAGCTGCTCGGCCAGGATCGCCTCGGCATCTGGGAAGCTCGGCGGGATCGAGCACTGTGGCTTTCGCCTGGCCTTGGGTGGCGCTGCGCAGAGGTCGAGATCGGCTTGCTCGTCCCCCCTAGGGGGTAACGGGGGTTTGTCTGTAGTGTCCTGTCCTGTCTGTCTTGTCTGTATACCGGAATCACGCCCGATTTCGGCCGAGTCACGCGTTACATCGGCTTCGTCACGCGTGAAATCGTGTTCTGCTGGCGTTACGCCGCCGATTTCCGACGTGACACCCCTGGTTTTCTGCCTGCGGCGGCGCTGACGCTCGGCGGCGGCCTTGCGCCGGTCGGACGCGCGATCCCACGCGTCGAGGACCACTTCGCAGACCGTCGGGTGGTACCAGCGGCCGTCGCTGCAGAGCACCCAAGGGGTCATGATTTCGGCCTTCACGGCGATGAAGGCATCAACATCCATGCCGAAGCCCGCCGCCTCAGCGAGCTCGTCGTCGTCGTCCGGCATCGAGCCGCCGGGCACCTGCTTATAGGCCTCACCCCAGAGCATCACGTTCCTGGCGCGCGCGAGATCCGAGGCCCGGCGCCACCACTTCGATTTCCGCAGCCGGTCGAAATGCAGGGGAAACCAGTCGTTCCCCGACATCGTGCATTCCGCCGGCACCAAGGGTTCGGGCCTAATCATGGTGATCCTCGATGAAGTCGTATTCGGCGAAATATCGCTGGCGGTCGGCCCCGATCGGCCCCTTGCGCTGCTTGGCGCAGATCATGTCCAGACGCCGGCGGAGCTCCTCGCACTGGATCTCCCAATCGAGATGCTTTTCGACCTGGGTCTTGGGCGGCTCCTGGCGCTCCAGGTAGTAGAATTCCCGGTAGGCGAAGAGCACTGCGTCGGCGTCCTGCTCGATGGCGCCTGACTCCCGCAGGTCGCTCATCATCGGCCGCTTGTCGTCGCGCTTTTCGAGGTCCCGCGAGAGCTGCGACAGCAGAATGATGGCGATGCCGGCCCGCCTGGCGATGTGCTTAAGACCCTTGGTCATGTCGCCCAGGATCGCCGCGTCGTTGCGGCCCCTGACGTCTGGCCGCGTCATCAGCTGCAGGTAGTCGATGACGACGGCCCCGACCTTCCCGCGCCGGCCCAATGCCCAGACCTTCCGGCGCACATCGCCAACGGACAGGGCCGGGCAGTCGTCGAAGATCAGGTTCGGTGGCGTCCTCCTCTGGGCGTTGTCGATCGCCTGGAGGTCGAATGGCGTCAGGGCGCCCGATTCCATGGTCTGGTAGGGGATGCCCTCGCCGGCCTCGTGGGTCAGCGCCGAGAGCTCGCGCTCGACCATCTCCTCAGGCCCCATCTCCAGGCCCAGGTAGGGGAACAGGTAGCTCGGGTTCAGGACCGAGGCGCCGTGCATGATCGCGCGCGCCGCGGAGGTCTTGCCCATGCTCGGCCGCCCGCCGATGACGATCAGCGATCCCGGCTTCAGGCCGTTGAGGCGCCGGTCGATGCAGCGAAGGCCGGTCATCAGGCCGCGGGGCCGGCCGTGCGCGGCCCGCTCACGCATCTCGACGATGGCGGCCGCGGCGGCGTCCGGCGCATCGATCATTGTGCGGTCGGCGGCGGCTCCGTCCTGCTCGATGGTCTCGATACCGCGCCGGAACCTGGTGATGAGGTCGGCAGACTCGGCCTCGCCCGCTTCGATGGCGCCTACGACGTCGCGGCCGAGTTGCGCCAAGCCGCGAAGCTGGGCAGCTTCGCGCACGGCGGCGACATATCCGTGCGCCCGACCCGCGCCCGGGGCGACTTCGGCCAGGTTGGCCAGCCAACTGATGCCGCCCGCGATCCGGTAGCTCTCGTCGGCAGCGAACTCGCCATCCAAGAGGACGGGGTCAGGCTGAACGCCGGCTGCGTGGTGCTTGAGGATCGCCCCCCAGAGGCGCCCGAGCAGCGGGTCGTAGAAGTGGGTAGGGACGAGCGGGTCGATCGCCTCCAGGGCGCCTAGGTCAGTAAGGACAATGCCAAGCAGCGCGCGTTCAGCTTCCACGGCAGCCGGCGCCGTGGGCCCGACGATGTGGCGCTCGATGTCGTCGCGGCGGGCGGTGGCCGGGCTCATGGCGCGATCTCCCGGGGCTGGGCGATGCCCTTGCGCATACCGGACTGGATCGTCGCCCTGACGGCGTGGTGGCCGTCCTCGCCCAGCAGGCCGCATTCCTGCGCCGCCTGGGTCAGTTCGGCCTCGGCCAGGTCCTGGGGCAGCAGATTGGCGCCAACGAGGCTCCCGAGGCGGCAGGCAGCCTGGAACAGCCGCGCATTGCGGCCCGTCCCCTGTCCCATGCGCGAAAGCTCGCCGCACTCGCCGTCGATGGCCTTCTCGACATACCGCGCCATGCGGGCAGCGGAGTCCCGGCGCAGCGGTGCACGATCAGGTTTTGCTGGCGCCGGCGGGTCCATCGCCAGCTTCAACAACCATAGCGGCGCGTCGGCGAGAGGAACTTCCGAGGGCTTGGCGACCCAGCGGTAGGAGCCGTTCGGCTTAGACGACGGCGGGAGCGCGACGGACCCGCCGTCGGTGCGGATATCTAGCCCGAGGTACTTCTGATCGACCCTGCCCTTCGAGTCGTAGGTTCGCAGGCCGACCTTGTTTCGCAGCGGCCAGCCGTCGGGCTGGCGGAAGAACCTGTGCTCCCCCGGCTGCGTCGGCGTCAGGCTGCGCCAGGTCGCCGGCAGCGGCCCATGCTCGGCCTCCAGGCGGGCCAAGCTCTCGAAGCCGTCGACGCCCCCCTCCTTCGCATCGATGTCGAGGGCGAACACGCCGGACCGTGGTCCGCACGCCAGGGCGATATTGGCGCGGGGGTGCCGGGTCCAGCGCCGGCGGATCTCGTCGGGGTCGCTGGTGGCGTCGTGGACGCCGTTCTCATACGCGCCCTCGACCTTGATCGGGGTTCGGCAGTCGGCCGCCACCGGGAAGACGTGGAAGCCCAGGCGCTCGGCGTAGGCGACCGCGGTGTTCTTCAGCGCGTTGGGGGTGGCGACATCGAGGGACATCAGGCGGACCCCGCCGCTCGTTCGATGGCCTGGCGCTTCATCCGGCGCCACAGGGCGTCCAGCGTGCGGTCCACGGCGTCACCGGGCTGATAGCGCGCCCAGCGACCGTTGCGCTTCCATCGCCGGACCAGCCGGGCGCGGATCGTCTTCAGCGCGCGATCGACCAAGCGCCAGTGCTCGCCGCAGACCCATTCATGGCCCGGCGGAAAGGTGGTGGTGGTCCGCCGGCAGAACGGCACCGAGCAGCACGAGCGGGGATAGCGAGGGCGGGTCATGCCGCGCGCTCCCAGACGCCACGCCGAACCCGGCGGTACTCTCCGCGCTGCAGCATCTGGCGGATCTTCGCGCGGACATGGCGGTTGTCGGCCGCCTTGGGATGGTGGGCCAACGCGCGGTAGAGATCGGACACTGAAACCGGGCCGTGGCCCATGTGCGCGGCCAGGACTTCCCGCCAAGTGTCAGGCTGCGTTGAGAAAGCCTGGACCACGACAAATCGGGCGAAACGCAAAGGGATCAGCGCGCCCTCGAGCTCGCTGGCGGCAAGGCGGTCGAGATCGTCCTGACCGTAGGCGCAAAGAACCGAAGGGGCGCCGGCGTTGGCCTTAGCCCGCCGACCATCGGGATAGTGGAAGTGCAGCCGCCCTTCGAGGAACAGCATACCGAACGCCCGCTCCCAGACGTGACGGTGAAATATCTCGGTCTCAGTCCGCGCGAAGATCAGGGCCGTGCCGCGGCCGTGATCGGCGAGCCGGCGCATCCAGCGGTCGATCTCGCCGGTGCTGTAGGGCGGGTTCAGCCAGACCCGCCCGAACCATCGCGCGGCCAGGCCGTTCGACGGCAGGCTGTAGCCTTCCTGCGCGGTGGGCCAGCCCGGGTAGGCGCAGGGGTCGAGATCGAAGCTGTCAGCGCCGCCCAGGGCCGAGATGATATGCGGCGGCGTCAACCAGGTGGTCGTGGTCGACCTCGCGCTCTGGTGGCCGCCCATGCCGGCGAAGAGGGAACCGGTCATGCGGCCACCTGCTTGGAGACCAGCCGGTAGACACCGCTGCGAGGGCCGCCCACGTTAACAACTTCGCCGCGATCCATAAGGCGAGCCAGGGCGCCGCGGACGGAAACGGAACTGCGCCCATCCAATGACGCCACGATGGCCCGAAAGCTCATGTCTCCCGCAGACAGCGAGGCGAGCACAACCTCGATCAGAGGGGTGATTGTCCGACGCGCCGGCTCGCGCCTTTCCGCGACCTCAGTGGGCGCCGCGACTAGTCGGTAGCCCTGCCCCCAGACGGTCTCGACGTGGTCTTTCGCTCCCGCCGTTTCCAGCTTCTTGCGCAGCTTGCAGATGAAGACGTCGATGATCTTCAGTTCCGGCTCGTCCATGCCGCCGTAGAGGTGATTCATCAGGGCTTCTTTGGAGAGCACCTGGCCCTTTCGCAGGGCCATCGCCTCCATCATCCCGAACTCCTTGCCGGTGAGATGCAGGGGTCTACCGAAGGCGCTGACGACGTGCTGATGGAGATCGACCTCTATGGGCCCGACCTCGATCACGGGCCGGGAGGCGCCGGCCACGCGGCGCACGATCGCCAACATTCGCGCCACCAGTTCGTCCCTGTGGAACGGCTTGATCAGGTAGTCGTCGGCGCCGGCGGTGAAGGCCGCCACCTTGTCCTCGACGCGATCCGAGGCGCCCAGGATGATGACGTTCGTTCCAACCTTCGCGGCGCGCAGCCGCCGCAGGGCTTCCAGGCCGGTCATGTCGGCCAGCCGGCCGTCCAGCAAGATCAGCTCGTGTTCGTAGATTTTGGCGACGTCGATGCCGTCATCGCCGGTGTCGCAGGTCTCGACCTTGAAGCCCTCGCCGCGAAGCACCAGTTCGAGGGACCACGAGGTCTCGGCGTCGGACTGGATTACCAGGATCCTCATGGCCGCGCCTCTGGCCACAGAAGCGGCAGGCACGGCGCCACGAAACCGTTGGGGCCTCGCCGTTCGGACAGCGCGGGGTAGCCTCGGCCGACCGCGCGAAGGTGAAGATCGTGGTTGGCGAACTTAGGCGTCGAGCTGTCGGTCTGACCCTGAGTTGTGCCCACGTCGAGCCTGAAGGATCGCTCGAAGTTCGGGACGCTGGACGCGCTTATGTGAAGCCGGGCCGCCGCATCGTTGCGGGCCATGCCTCCCCGGCGCAGGGAAATATAGCCCTCCTCGGCGCTGATGCTTGATCTGGTCTTTGTTTGCGTGGGCGCTGCGGCCAGGTTGAGCGCCGCCCGCGGTCGCAGCCGGTAGCGCGGGCCAGTCTCGCCCTTGTCCCAGCGCTCTATCACGCCGCGCCGGGCCAGGATCTGGCACGCCCTGGAGGCGGCGCTGCTACTCAGCGACGTGAATTCAGAGATTTCGGCGACCGACTTAGGGCCGTTCGCCAGAGCGCGTTCGACACGGACAATGTGGGGGTCGTCGGTCTTCCGCGTGGCCCTCGCCGGCCGACAGAGATTGGCGGCGCGGCGGGCGGCGATAGCGGAGGCCATCGTCTCTCGCCTCTGGCGGCCAGGGTCGGTCGGCTTTGGACGCGCCAGCCCGAGGCGGACCATCTTGGAGAGGATCTGATTGCGCGTCAGATCGAACGATTTCGCGATCTGGCTGGGCCCTTCGCCGGCGACATAGCGGCGGATCACTTCGTCGAGGATGGCCTCGTCGTTGTACCAGGTCATGCCGCCACCCCCTCAGTTCGGCGCCGGCCCAGGGCCACCCATGAGACCGGGAAAAGTGGGGCGATGACGCGGGAGACGGCCTCGGCGAACGCACGGGTCTCTTCCTGGGTGTCGGCATGGCGGCGCTTCGCGCACAGATCCGACCAGGCCAGGAGGGAGCCAGTCCAGGTCCAAGCCACGTCCATCGACTGGGGGAGAAGGAACCTCGCCTGCTCCGGCGCCGCGCCTAGCTCGAGCGCGGCCTGGTATTCGCCGACGCAGCGTTCGATGTTGGCCATCTGGAGCGCGACGAGGGCCTCCTGCGCCCTTGCGGTGAGCCGGACGCCGCTCCCTTGCCGGCGGTCGATTACATCGGCCCGCCACGCCTCGATCTGGTGGCAGGACAGGCCCGTGGTCTTGTAGCGCCGAGAAATCTCCGACCAGGAGAACCCGACCTGGTGCTTGCCCAGCTGGCGGGCGACCGGGACCGGCGCCGTGCACGTCAACATCACATGCGGGTGGCGGAACGGAAGTTCGTGGCCGTCGCGCGCCAGGTCCTCGATCAATTGCCGGTCGGACCTGCCGCGGCGGGTGCGCGGCTCCTCCGACCAGGCGTCGAAGCTGGCGCCGAACGACCGCCGGGCCGCATTGGCGACCGTCAGATCGGTGCCGGTGGGCGGCTCGGCCAGGCTGACCTCGATCATGCCGCGGCCCTCTTCTCGGCCAGGCCCATGGAAGTCAGCCGCTCGCTGACGCGCAGGTACATCGCCGCGACCTCGTCGCAGCCGTCCCGTTGGGCGAGGATGCCGGCGATATGGGCCGCGATCTCACGCAACTCTTCGCTGGTGCGGGCATGTAGGCCGTGGACCTCGGCGGGACTGATCATGCCCGCGCCCTCCAAGAGCCGCTGTTCGGGTCATAGTCCTTGGGGTGGTTGGCCGGGCGCTTCTCGAAGGCGGACCAGACCCCATCGTCGCCGTGCCAGGCGCCGCGGCTAGATGCCTGGGAGTATTCGGTGGCCCGGTTCTCGAAGAAGTTGGTGTGCTCGACGCCCGAGAGCATGACCTGCAGCCAGGGCAGCGGGTTCTTGTCGACGCCAAAGACCGCCGGCAGGCGCAGCTGGTGCAGCCGCCAGTCGGCGATGAACCGGACGTAGGCCTTGATCTCGCCTGGCTCCATGCCGGGCACCTCTCCGGCCTCGAACGCCGTATCGACGAACGCGTCCTCAAGCTCGACCTGCTGGCGGAAGACATCGACGATATCGCGCTCGACGGCCGCCGACCGGCCGCCCACCTCAGCTGCGAAGGTGTTGTGCAGCCGGATTATGCTCTCGGCGTGGAGGCTCTCGTCACGCACTGACCAGGAGACGATCTGCCCCATACCCTTCATCCGGTTCTGCCGGGGGAAATTCATGAGCATGGCGAACATGCTGAAGAGGCTCAGGCCCTCGGTGGCGCCGCCGAACATCGCCGTGGTGCGGAGGATGTCGTCGAAGGTCCGCACCCCGAAGGTGTGCATGAAGTCGACCTTGGCCTTCATGGCTGGGATCTCAGCGAAGACCGAGAACTCCTCGTCCGGCATGCCCACCGTTTCGAGCAGCAGGGCGTAGGCCAGGATGTGGATGCTCTCCATCGAGGAGAAGGCGCCGAGCATCATCTTGACCTCGGTCGGCCGGAACACCTTGGCGTATTTGTCGTGGTAGCAGTCGCTGACCTCGATGTCGGACTGGGTGAAGAACCGGAAGATTTGGGACAGCAGGCCGCGCTCGGCGTCGGTCAGATCGCACTGCCAGTTGCGGACATCCTCGCCCAGCGGCACGGACTCGGCGATCCAGTGGACACGGTGCTGCATCCGGCAGGCTTCGAGGGCCCATGGGTAGCGGATGGGCTTGTAGGACTTGGAGGCGGTCAGCAGGCCGGGCGTCCTCATGCTGCACGCTCCCGGAGGCCCATTTCCGCAGCGGCGTGGTCACTGCAGCTGGCGATGCTTTGATCAGCCGGCTGTGCGCTAAGCCTCCGCGCTATCCGCAGGATCATGTGCGCGTCGTCGAGGTCCAGGTTCCGGAAGAGCTCGGCCATTTCCCGGGCGCGCTGGTGACGAAAGATGTCGTTCTCGTGGAGCTTGGGCTCCTCTTCACGAATGGCCTCGAAGGTCGTGAAACGGCAGCCGCAGCCAGCGCATCGCCGGCGACGCCGGATCTCCTCCTCGCTGGGACGGCTGTCCTTCACCTCGGAGATAGGATGATCGCAGCTCGGGCACCTCATTGCGCCCTCCCCTTCAGGATGTGGTTGATCCGTTGGCGCAGGGCCTCAAGGTCGGCCGTCGAGCGCCGTTCGAGCCCGTCCAGATCGCCCGTGATCCTGACCGACCGGGCATGGCGTGGGATCGTCGAAACCAGCCCGCGCTGCACCAAGCCGTCGATCAGCCTCTTCACGCCCGAGACGGCGGCCAGGCCGAGCTCCGCGCGCAGTTCCTCATAGGACGGCGCGACGCCGTCGTGGGTGAGGACCCTGATCGCAGCAAGGGCGCGGGCCTGCTGGTGGGTGACGGCCATCACGCTGCCGACCTCGCCTTGAAGGCCGCGCGCTGGACGCTTTCCGTGTCGGTCAACCACCTGAGTCCGAGGGGGACCATCCAGACGTCGAGCGCGGCCTTGAACTCGGCCCAGGTCCGACCCGGGGTGTGGGGGTAGACGTGGCAGACCGCGAAGTTGTGCTTGCTGACCCGGCGACGGACGCCGCGCTGCTCCAGAGACAAGACGCCGATCTCGGTCTTCATCTCGATGTAGCGGGTCATTTCGTCGGGAAAGACGAAACTGAAGTCCGGGGCGCCGCGCTGCATACCCATGCGCTTCGCCTCGGCGGCGATGTGCATAGGGAGGCGGATGCCCGAGAGGCTGACCGTCCACCAAATCTCGTCCGGCAGGTAGGCGCGCAGCATCCTGACGACGTGCTTCTGCCCGTCGGCTTCGTCGTTGCGCTTCCGTGCCTTGAGTTTGAATGGACGGTCAGCCATCGGTCTCAGGCCGCTTCCCGTGCGTCGGCCGCTTCGAACAGCGGGAGGCCGCCCATGGCCTCGACATAGGCGTCGATCATCTCCTCTTCGGCGCGGTGGTCGCCCGGGTTGGCGCGAATCCGTTTGATCGCTTTGCGAAGGATCTTCGGGTCGAAGCCGGCTTCACGAGCTTCATCGAAGACGCTCTTCACGGTCTCCTTCATCTCATCCTGCTCGGTGAGCAGGTTGAGGATCCGGTCCTTGAAGGCCTTCGCCTGTTTCTTCTGCGCCGGCCCCAATGTGCCGCCACTCGCTAAGGATGCCGCCATGGGCCCCTCCTGTGGATGCGCCGGTCTTGGGGGCCCGGCGCCTGCCCCATCTCGATGTCCGCGGCTCGCCCCCCGGCGCGCCATCGGGTGTCAGCCGTTGCCGGCGTTGATCAGGGCGCCGACGTCGCGCAGCTGGGCCTCGGCTTCCGCGTACTTGCGGGCCAGGCGCTCTTGTTCGTTTGGGGTCAGGACGCCGTCGCGGGTGGCGAGACGGACCTCGCGCTGCAGATCGGCGACGGCCTCGGTGGCCTCGCTCACCTCTTCGCGCAGGTCGTGGACTTGAATGGCGGCCGGCCGGGCCTCGTAGAGCGCGCGGCTGTAGATGGTCTGGCCGCAGTGCTGCTCCAGGTCATGGATCACATCGGCGGGGAGAAAGGCGACGCCGTGCGGGACCTGACTGTCACTGAGCTGAGAGCGGCCAACCCGGCAGACGGACATCGCCTCCTCGAGGCCACCGCAGGCTTCGATCAACTGCCGGGCCAGACGAGCGTGGAAGCGCCTGTTCACCGGATGGCTCCCGCGCTTTTCCGGATGAGACCGCTAGCGCCAAGGTGCAGGTTGGCCGCCGTCGAAGGTTGGGGGCCAGAATGGCTGGAACGAACGCTGTAGCCGCGGCGCGTCGAGTATTGGCGGCGCGCGATGGAAAGGATCTCCGCACCCAGCTGGCGCTGACGCGGCTCGCCCGTCGGTATCTTCAGGCCGTGGTGCTCAGCAGGGCATGACGGCGGGAAAAGGGACTCTGTGGGGCGGCCCAGGAGAGGCGCCGCCCCACAGACACGCATGGCCGGCCGGGGGGGCTGTTCGACGGCCTGCCGCGCATGTTCAGATGTCATTTGGGTCGATGATCCGTTCATCACCCCAGCTCCAATCGATGAGCCAGCACGCCCAGCCAGAACCCGGCACCGACTACGCAGCCTGCCGCGACAAAGCCCATGAGGGCGAAGGCCAGGATGGAGCGGAGGGGCATCTTAGGCCGCGGACCGCTCAGCGGCCTCGTCAGCCGCGATCCTTGCAACGTCCGCCGGCATCAGTTCGGCCAAAGTCACGTCGACGCCATGAGCGCGAGCGGCCTCTATGAGCACCGACCAGTGCTTCATCGGTATTTGCTCGCCAGTCCCCTTAGGGGCTGGATACGTCCACCGCTGGACCGCAGTTCGTTCGAGGCCAAGCCAATCCGCGACGGTTTTGAAGCCGCCGCAGCGCGCGATGATGTCGGATGCGGGTGTCATGACCGCAACCTATGAGCAATTCGCACAACTCGTCAATGAGGTTTCGGCATAACCTGTGAGCCTTCCTCTATAGCCTCCCCTATGAGGTTTCCGCTTACTCCCGCGATGGCGGAGCAGTTGAGCATCGATCCGGATTGGCTGAAGGCGGAGCTGGCAAAGCCCGGCCGCTCGCAGTCGGCGCTCGCCCGGTTTCTGGGCGTAACGAGCGCGGCGATCGTGAACCGGATGGCCCAGGGGAAGCGCGACATCAGCGCGAAGGAGGCGGACAAGATTCGCGCCTACCTGGCGGCGACGTCACCCGGCGATGCCATGGCATCTAGGTCCCATATTGGAAATACGCCGGACCTTCCCGACGTCGACCCCATGATCGATTATGTCGCCGTCGAGGTGTTGCCGACCCACGCCGGCTTGGGTGGTGGCGGCTCGGGGGACGCTGACCCCGAAACCGCGCTCATGCCGCGCAGCCTGGTAAGCCAGGAACTTCGAGCGCAGCCTTCAGATCTCCTGATCCTAAACCTGCGCGGCGACAGCATGTTCAATCCTCAGACTGGCAAGGGGTTCATGCATGGCGACCAGGTTGTCATAGACCGCCGCGACACGAACCCGCGCCAGCCCGGCGCCTTCGCCCTCTGGTTCGATGACGGCTATGTGCTGAAGAACGTCGAGATAATCCGGCGCACGGGGAAGTTGCGCATTTTCTCCAATAACCCAGCCTATTCCGATGATGAGGCGGACCCGGAGGAGGTCACAATCATGGGGAGACCTGTATGGCTCGCGCGCCGGCTTTGATCGTGGCCCTGGCGATAGCCGCTCCCGGCGCGGCGCGGGCGATGGAAGAGGTTCATTCGGTCCAAGAGGTTTTCCCGGCTGAGGGCCAAGACCACCAGACTCTCGCCAAGCGCGCGCTGGTCTGTATTCCCAAATTCGCGACCTCCGGGCTCACCACCGCCAACACCATAGTCTCCAGCGATGTCGAGGCCGGCTTCGTGCAGGCCCGAAACGCCTGGAAGGGCTCGGGGATGTTTGGTCTGAATTACAGGACCACCATCACCTTTGAGGCTAAGGACGGGCGGTTCCGCATCAGCCATGGCGAGTTCGAGGTCGCCACCGATCGCTCGGCATATTCGGCGATGAACTATCCGGGCGGCGCCCTGCTGGACATGAGGAACCAGTCCACCCGCATCGCGGCATGCGTAATTAGCGGCCCGGTGTCGGACGACTTCTAATGGGCCGCAGGATGGTCGACTATGAGGTCGTTCTCCTTGGTGTCGTGGTCGACAACTGGCCGAGGTACGAACTGATCTGCAAGTCGTGTGGCGGTTACGAACAGGACGACCTTGAGGATATTGGGGCCATGGCAATGGTCTACTGTCGAGCCTGCAAGGGTTGGATGGGACGGCGCGCCAGGGTGAATTTGGACGCGTGGAACAAGGCGCGCGCGGCGGGCTCAAGCCTCGATCTGGATCGTCTCCGAGAAGAAATCCGGGCCTTTACCGAATTCGCCCGGCAGGGCGGCCGACGCGACAGCTAACCCATATCTTCCCTGCTAAGCGTCACGCGCATCCCACCCGCTTCGGCGGGTGCCTGCGTTAGGGAGGGGATGTCGACAGTGAGAATATCGCATAATTATGCATATTCCTCATTGACGCTTCTGTGAGGTTTTCGCATAGTGGTTCCACAAACGGAGCCACCCGATGCCTTCCACCACCCAACCCCGCCCCGACTTCCAAGCCAAGGCCAGCGAGATCGTCGCTGGCCAGATCGCCCACAATGCGGCCGTCCAACCCAGGGGCGTCTGCTGGTCCGGCCTGACGACCTCGCGCCACGTCGAAGTTCAGGACGTCGACGCTGTAGCGGCCCGGCTGGAACGCGAGTTCGACGAGAGGCTGGCCTGGGAACTGACGCCTGATGGCCGGTTCACTACGGCGGCCCGGCTGATCTACGAGGCGACTGGCGACGACACCCTGCTGTCGTGCCGCAACCGTGGCCTGGACACGAACCACCACTTCGCCGCCAAGCTTCTGGGCGAGATGGAAGGCCCCGCCGCCGATCAGGCGCGTGCCGCGCTCGCCGACTACGTGGCGGCCCTCCAGTTGGTCGCAGCGTGATGAACGCCGACCGCAAGCTTCAGGTGATCGTCTGTGCACAGCACGCCGCCAAGTTGGCGCTGACGCTGGCGATGGACGCCGCCAGGTTCGCCGAGACCGAGAGCTCGGTCCATGGCTTCTCGGCCACGCTCGGTATCGCCCAAATCCGCCGCGAGATCGACCTGCTGGAGGCGGCGCTTAAGGGCGACGCTGAGCCGGTGGCGCTCGCGGCGAGGGCTGCGTGATGGGCGAAATAGCCGACATGATGCTCGACGGCACGATGGATTGCGAAACCGCCGAGTGGAACTTCGACGGCGAAGACGGCCCCGGCTGGCCCATGACTGGCGCTGAGGCCGAAGCTTACCGCAACGGCGCCGATCTCGTCTCGACCGACGAAGAATGCCGCGAGTACCTGAACGACCTTCCAGGCGCGCATCGGGCTCAAGCGGCCTTCTACCTCCGCACCTTCATGGGCGTCGGGAAGAAGCGCGCGAAGAAGCTGGTCGGCCAATGGCGGGCCAGCGGCGGAGCGCCAGCATGAGCGCCCAGATCACCGCCATGGCCGAAGTCCAACCTTCATCGGTCCCCGGCTGCGCCTACTGCCAAGAGTGGGATTGCAGCCCTAACGTCGAGTGTTTCGAGGCCTACGATCTGCTCGTCTGTGACGACTGCGCCGATCAGGCCCACGAGGACAACAGCCAGTTCGGGGCGGGCGCCTGATGGACGGCTCCGACATGCCTTCCGCCCAGGCTCCGGCCCTGCGCGCCTCGATCGACGAGATCGTGGCCAACCGCAACCGGTGCCTTGAGCTCTACGCCTCGGCCTGGAACGTCGTGCGCGACGCCGGGACAGCTGCGGTGCTGGCCGGCGGTGGCCACAGCAGCCTGCCCGAGCTCACCAACCGCAACCGGGATTTCCGGAGCGACCAGCTTGAGGCCTTCCTGGGCGATGTCCGGAAGCCGCTCGACAAGGCGATCTGGCTGCACCTCCTGCGGGTGACCCAGTTGGCCACCCTGATGGACAAGCAGGCGAAGGACGAGTTCTCGCGCCAGCTCGACCTGGACCCGCCGGAGGTTACTGCCGAGGCCTGCCGGCAAGTGTTCGAGCAGCTGCGCGCCGACAGCGGCATGATCTTCAAGCGCGGGATCGCCAACGTGTTCTCGAAGCTGGATCGCCGCTTTCGGTCCCACGACGGGTTCAAGATCGGGTCGCGCGTGATCCTGACCTACTTCGCCGACCGCGACGGCTACATCCACCACGGCCGCACCGCCGACACCCTGGCCGACATCGAGCGGACCTTCCTGGTCCTGGACGGTAAGGCGAAGCCGGACGAAGACCGGGTCGATATCATCGCTGCCGTCAGGGCTGCGAAGGACGCCCACAACGGCTCCGCGTTCGGAGCGGCCGCCTACACCGCGCACAGCGACTACTTCAAGGTCCAGGTCTACAAGAACGGCAACGCCCACCTGTGGTTCAGCCGGGATGATCTGGTCGACCGGGTGAACCTGCTGCTGGCCGACTACTACGGCGCCAACCTCGGCGCCGGGCCAGACGCGGCCGATGTCCACCACGCCCCCAACCGGATGCCGACGCGCAACTTCAGCCTGTTCGAGACGCCGGATGCGGTGGTCGAAGACGTGATCCAGGCGGCCCAGCTACGCGGGACGAAGCGGGTTCTGGAGCCATCGGCGGGCAATGGGCGCATCGCCCTGGCCGCCGTCGGCGAGGGCCGCGAGGTGGTCTGCGTCGAAATCCAACCCAACCTCGCCGCCGGATTGGCGCGGTCCGGCGCTTTCGCCCAGGTGGTCGCCCGCGATTTCTTCGACGAGGCCCCAGCGACACTCGGTCTGTTCGACCGGATCGTGATGAACCCGCCCTTCGACATGGGCCGAGACGTCGACCACGTCATGCACGCCCTGCGGTTCCTGGAGCCGGGCGGAATCCTGGTCTCGGTGATGTCGGCCAGCGCGGAGTGGCGGGAGACCACGCGCCACGCCCAGCTGCGGGCCGAGATGGAACGCCGCGGCGGACACTGGCGCGACCTCCCAGAGGGCTCGTTCAAGGAGTCCGGGACGATGGTGAACACCGTCCTCTGCGTCATCGGACGGAAGGAGCGTTGGTGATGCCCGACGGCTCCCCCTCCCGCGCCCGGCGCTCGCCCATCAACCTGGGCGCCATCGCCACGACCCGCCAGCTGATCCGCCAAGGCCTTGAACCCCACGCCCGCAAGGACGCCGCGCTGATCGCGGCTCGCGCCTTCATCGCCGACCTGGATCACCCCGCCGACCCCGAGGCCAAGCGCCTCGTCAGCCTCATCGACGATGCCCTGAGGAGCCGCACATGACCCCGCGCCGCGAACACCACCTGCTCGGCCTGTCCGACTGGGTGTGGATATGGGCCGCCGGCCTGGCGCTGGTCTGCACCGCGTTCGAAGCCGTCCAGGGCGTGCTGCTGTGAAGCCGCCGCTGCACCTTGTCGGGCCCGACGAGACGTCGGCCGTGGGTCCTTCGCGCATCGAGCATATCCGGGCGCTGCAAGCCGAGATCCGGACCCTGGCCCACGAGCACGTCATGGCGCTGTCCGAAGCCATGGGCGCCGCGCGGGTCCTAGCCGCCGAGATCGCCGCGGGTGGCGACGCCTTTGCGCCCGGAGTTCGGGACCTGGCCCGCCGGTTCGCCGAGGACGTGGACGCGCGGGCTCAGACGCTCGAAGCCATCGCGGGGAGATCGTGATGGACGGCTTCGCCCAGCCCAGTGGTCCGAAGTACCACCATGACCTCGTCCAGGGGAGTGGTGACTGGCTCCAGGCCCGCTGCGGCCTGCTGACCGCAAGCGAGATGAAACTGATCATCACGCCGACGCTCAAGGTCGCCAGCAACGAAAAGGAGCGCACCCATCTGTTCGAACTGCTCGCCCAGCGCGTCACCGGCTACGTCGAGGAGAGCTACCAGGGCTTCGACATGCTCCGCGGGCATGAGGATGAGATCGACGCGAAGCTGCTCTACGCGGCCAACTACGCGCCCGTCACCGACGGTGGCTTCATCACGAACGACAGCTTCGGCTTCACGCTGGGGTTTTCGCCCGACGGCCTGGTGGGTGACGACGGCCTGATCGAGAGCAAGAGCCGGCGCCACAAGTTCCAGGTCGAGACGATCATCAACAACGCCGTGCCGGATGAACATGTCATCCAGGTGCAGACCGGAATGCTCGTGTCCGGCCGGAAGTGGTGCGACTTCATCTCGTACAGCGCCGGCCTTCCCATGGCCGTGATGCGCGTCCTGCCAGACCCCGAAATCCAAGACGCGATCATCAAGGCTGCGACGGCCTTCGAGGAGCGCATCGCCCAGAAGATGGAGGCCTTCAAGGAGGCCCTCGCCACCCGCCGGTTCATCGCAACGAAGCGGCGGATCGAACAGGAGATCTACCTATGAACGCCATCACGATGCTCGACACCATCGTGCCGAAGAGCGACCAGCTCAACTCTGACGATCTGATCGGCGGGCCGCGCACCATCACGCTCACGAAGGTGTCGCTCACCGGCGACGAGCAGCCGGTCGCGCTCCACTTCGAAGGCGACAACGGAAAACCCTACAAGCCGGGCAAGTCGATGCGCCGGGTGCTGGTCCATGTCTGGGGGCCGGACGCCAACGTCTACGCCGGGCGCAGCATGACGCTCTACCGCGACGACAAGGTGATGTTCGGGGGCGTGGCCGTTGGGGGCACCCGGATAAGCCACATGAGTCACATCGAGCGTGATGTGACCTTCGCGCTGACCACCACGCGCGCCAACCGCAAGCCCTACACGGTCAAGCCGCTTCGGTCGCAGGACCGAGCCAGGCAGGCCCCGGCCGCGGCTCAGCGGGGCCGCGAGGAGACGCGTAGCTTCGGACCTTCCGACGATGGATTCCCCGGGGACCGCGAAGACGCCGACGTCAGCGCGGCCGTGCGGTGGATGCATGGCGTCTTCAGCGCCCTGGAAGGTGACGTCTTCTCCTCTAGGGCCGACATCGATGCCTTCTTCGCCAACCCCGATAACCAGGCGCGGTTCGCCGAGTTAGCGGACGAAGATGAGGCCGCGTCGAAGCGCGTCGTCGCGGCGCTGAACGGCCGGGGCAAGGCCCTTGCCGGACGGAGGGGCTGATGCCCGGCGCCTACAAGCCCAACCGCCTGCCCGCCATGACCCTTGCCGCCGTGGCGGCAGGCCAGGCCAACCACATCGACCTGTTGGCCCGGCTCGCCCTGCCCGGCGTCGATTGCCGGAACATCTGGCATCGGCTTTGCGGACTCGAGGGTGACGGCCTGGTCCGGCGGGTCGGCCAGCACTGGACCATCACCGACAGCGGCGCCCGTGCCCTGGAGCGCCTGCGCGCCGGGGAGATCGTCGAGATAGCCGCTCCCCAGCCCTCGGCCAGGATTTTCGTCGGGGAGCAAGCCAGTGGCTGAGAACACCGCGATCAGCTGGGCCAGCGACACCTTCAATCCCTGGATCGGCTGCACCAGAATCTCGCCGGCATGCGACGGCTGCTACGCGGCCAACCTGATGGGCATGGAAGGGCGCATGAAGCGCGTCGAGTGGGGCGAGCCCGGCTGTGGAGCCGGTACGCGCGCCAGGACTGCGCCGGCGAACTGGCGGCAGCCGCTGAAGTGGAATCGCGAGGCCGCCGCGGAAGTGACGGCGTGGGAGAAGAAGCGAGCCGGCTTCCCGCAGGTGCTCGCCGTGGACCCAGGCCCAAGACCGCAACGCTTCGTCTTCTGCGCCTCCTTGGCCGACGTGTTCGACAACGAGGTGGACCCCACCTGGCGGGCTGATCTGTTCCTGCTGATCCACAGCACCCCGCACCTCACCTGGCTGCTGCTCACCAAGCGGCCGGGCAACATCATGAAGCTGGGGCCGATGCCGGGGGCCTGGCCGCGGAACGCCGCCATCGGAACCACGGTGGAGGACCAGGTCCGCGCCGATCAGAACATCCCACGGCTGCTCGCCGCCAAGGCTGCTCTGAACCCCGCCTTCGCGTTCGTTTCGATGGAGCCACTGTTGGGGCCGGTGGACCTGAGGCGCATCTCGACCCTGCAGTTCCGGGGCGCGGAGATCCTAAACGCCCTGACCGGCGAGCTCGAAGGCCTGTTCGGCGACGCCAGTGCGACGCGGGCGCCGGCTCTCGACTGGATAATCACCGGCGGCGAAACCGACCAAGGCGCCCACAAGGCGAGGCCTGCCGACCCCGACTGGTTCCGCTCAATTCGCGACCAGGCCCTCGCCGCTAAGGTGCCCTACCACCACAAGCAGAACGGCGAGTGGTGCCAGTTTGGCGAGCACGGCTTGCTCGACGACGGCACCATGAACTTCCTGGGCAGACCCGACAATGCGCCTCACGGGTGGGCGCGATTCGGCGACGATGATGACTGCCGGATCGTGACCCGGGTGGGCAAGAAGCGCTCCGGTCGCCTGATCGATGGCGTCTTGCACGACGCCATGCCGGCGGTGCTGTGATGGCGGTTCGGAAGCGCGCTCAGACTGAAAAGCTGGCAAGGGTCGATTGCGGCGAATGCGGCAAGCCGGCGGGCCTCGTTGACGGCCGCACGATCTATCCGCACCGCCCAGACCTTCACGCCAAGGCCTTCTGGAAGTGCGTCTGCGGGGCTTACGTCGGCTGCCACGACGGCACGTTCAACCCGAAGGGCTCGCCCAGCGGCCACGAGACGCGCCAGGCCCGGATCGCCGCCCACGCGGCCTTCGACCCACTGTGGCGCCGCAAGGCTGAGCAGGCGGGGATCGCCAAGGGCCACGCCCGCGCCAAGGCTTATCGCTGGCTGTCAGAACGGCTCGGCATCGACGCCAAGGAAACTCACATCGGAATGTTCGATGCGGCGACCGCGCGACGGGTCGTTGAGGTCTGTGCGCCATTCAACCGGAGCGCATCAGCATGACCCCCGCCCAGCGCGAGCTCGCACGCCATGCCCTCGGCCTGCCGAACAGAAGGGCGCGCAGCTATCGGCGCCACTTCACCTCCGCTGCCGGCAACCGAGACCACGCCGACTGGCTTGCGATGGTCCAATCCGGAGACGCCTACATGATCGAGGCGTCGAAGGTCCCCTACGGCGGCGCGGACCTGTTCTACCTCACGGCCCAGGGTGCGGGTGCGGCGCTTGAGACCGGCGAGCAGCTGGACGCGGACGACTTCCCTGACGCGGCGGTGGCGGCATGACCGAGCGCCCGATCCTCTTCAGCGCCCCGATGGTTCGCGCACTCCTGGACGGGAGGAAGACCCAGACGCGGCGCGCCATCAAACCCCAGCCTGATTGGGATCGCCCCGAGCCTTGCTGTTCGACGACCTCCGAAGGGTGGCAGGGGCCGATTGATCGCGCGACCTGGGCAGAGAGCGCCGATCCCGAGATGGACTTTCGGAGATGCCCCTACGGCGGCCCCGGCGACGCCCTGTGGGTGCGGGAGTGCTTCTCCTACGAGACCCTCGACGTCGACGGGAACGGCTTCTTGCCGCCCTGGTATTGGGCTGACGGAAACCCGACGAGCGGCGACTTCACGAGGCCGAAGCCGTCCATCCACATGCCCCGCTGGGCCTCGCGGCTCACGCTTCAGGTCGCGGACGTGCGGGTCGAGCGGCTGAACGACATCAGCGAGGCCGACGCCGTCGCCGAGGGTCTCTACCGCTCCAAGCCGACGGACGAAGACCGAGAATGGTTTCAAGAGTGGACCGTGGATCGGACTGGCGTGGAGCCCGCGCGCGAGGAGTGGCGGCAGTTTGATGAGGGCGTCTGGATGGTTCCTGGCGTGCCGCAAGGGTGGGGCCTGACCAAGGCCGAGCGGCGGCGCGATCAGTGGGCGCCGACGCCGCAATTCGCTTACCGCCAACTCTGGGAACACATCAACGGCCCGGGAACGTGGGCCGCAAACCCATGGGTCTGGGCGGTCTCATTCGAGGTGCTTAACCCGTGAACCTAGCTCTCACCTTCTACCTCGGCGGCATCGTCGCCAGCCTTCCTCTCGGCCTCGGCATGCGCGCCACCAATCCTCGCGCGGTATGGCCGCTGCTGATCCACACGCTGGGATGGCCGCTGTTTATCGTCATGTGGCTCGGCGGTGCTGTCCGCCTGAACGGCAGCGCGAGCACCGACCT